GGAGTGCCAGGGGGCTGTGGCTTTTTAGCCACAGATGGGGATCCCGAGTGAATGCACACCGCATGCAAGCCGGGAGAAGTTGAGGTCAAAAAGAAAGGGCCCTTTCAGGCCCTTCCCCAAACTCATCCCCGGGAGCGAATCGGATCAGTGTTTGTTACCGTTCACCTTAGATAGTGTCTAAAGTATAACCTTTTGCCTTAGCCTTGTAACCAAGAGCAACGATCTCACGTGATGGCTTGCCCATAGCGTATTCAGTTACCTGAACACCGTTACCTGCTTTGCGAGTGTTCGCATAAACAGCATAACCAGACTGGCGAATACGTGAAGCCTCTGCAGCCAAGTTACCTACACCAAAGCGTTTTTCAGCTTGTGATTGTGTAAGTGAAGCACCGTTGTACAATGCGTTGAAAACCTTAAATGTTTTCGTATTTTTTGAAATGAATTTCATTTGCCTTTTCCTTTAAGTTAAAGCTGACATCCATCAGCATGTTATTATTATATGACACTTTCGAACTTGTGTCAATACTTGATATTGCCAAACTAACTCTTGTTAATCTTTACGTTCGAGCGAATGAACACTCCTAAGACTAACACTGCTAACCATGTCCAAATGGTGTACGGAATTAGGTACGCCGCTCCAAACAAGGTATTCCATGCCCAAATTACTACCCAGGGCCCCAACACAATTGCAATGATCAATAACACGACCACCGCAAATATTCCTAAACTCTTAAACATAAGGTACCTCTTCTTTATCAGCTTCCTGCTCTGCAATCAGGTTCTGTAGCTCAAGTCCTGCTTCAAGCTCTTTTAACTCTGCTTCCAGGGCCTTCTGCTTACGCTTGCCCGACGTTGCTGAACCCGTCTTGTACATCATGCTATAGTGATCTTCACAGTAGCACTTAGTGGGCTTGGCCTTCTTCCCACATATAGTGTAGGGCCAGTTTGTTTGGTCGGGTCCAATGTACTGGCACCCTTCCTTGGCTATAGTCTTTTGCCATATAGCGTCTACCTGTGTATCAGTAAGTACCATTAGTGGCCCCTCTTCTGTACAGTCACTTCTGCCATTTGTTGCCATGTTAACGGAAACGATTTGCGCAAGTCTGCTACCTTAAGAACTGTACGCAAGCTCAACTCACGCATCTTAGCACGATTCTCAATGATGTAGTCTACAATCTCTTCTTTCTCATTGTTCTCAAAGTCGTATGTTTCTAACATACCGTCTTGAGTGATCTGCTTAATGCGTAAGACCTTCTCGCGATCTGTATCCATTTGCAGATCGATATAGTGACAGCGTGATTCTAATGCCGCTAAGTGATCCTGAAGCTTTTTACTGCGCACATTCTCAAACTTGATGTTGGTAATAAAGATAGCACCTGCACGGAACTCGAACTTATCTGGCACGCCTTCTTGACGCAACATACGGCTATCAGTGTTCCAGCTAATTGTACGCTTCTTAGATGAGTCTAGTGCCGCTTTCAAAATATTAAGGCTCAAGTCATCTAACAGTACAGAGTCACAGTCATCGAACACCACAACATTACCACGCTCTGAGAACTCGTAGAGCTTAGAGTAAAGTCCAATAGCACTCATTGCACCCTTGACAATCTCATACTTGGGCTTCTTGTTGCCTAGTGTGTTAAAGAGATCTTGTCTGCTAAGTACTTCTTCAACACCAAAGCTCTTGCCCACACCTGGGGGTCCTGTTACGATCATAGCACGAACAGTCCCAGCTTTTACAGCCTGGGTCATGTCTTGTAAGACTTGAAAGCGGCTACGAAGTCTTTCTACAATCTCTTCGTCTGACTCGTGTGCTACTAATGCATCCGATACCTTGATCTGCTCTAGTGACTTATCCCCAACTGGAGCTGCCGGCACATTGCCCGAGACTACAATATAGCTCTGAGCACTATCGCATTTGATACGAATCTTGCGTGGAGGAATTGCCAACCCACCAGCGGGTGTAACGCTAGCACCATCGACGGTAACATAACCCCCGTTGGCACCCGTCTTGAATCCCTCTACTAGTTCGAAACGGTAGCCCGCCATAGACACGTCTTGTCCACGCACTTTGTAAGTACCGCTCGAAATTTCAATTAAAGCTGGCATAAGTTTTCGCTCCTTAGTTAATTGTTTAAGTTCGTATTATACAGTCTTTTTAGGCTGCTGTCAACCCCAAATCAATCAGCTCGTCTGCTAGTGCAAAATCCAAACTGACCCATCCGCTGTTGTATGACTTAACCCACCAATTCTCGTCTGTGTCCATAAGATAGAAGTACTCACAGCCGCACCCATCGTAGTAGTCTACGAGCTCTTCCTTGCTGTGGAACATGCGCCAACTCTGATCCTCTTCGCCACGATCACGTGTGTAGAACGTGGTCCAAGTCTCGGGTATCGCTTCACCCCTACGGGCATCGAAGCTGTGCTGTTCTCCCAGTTCCTCTCCCAAGCTGCTAATGCTGCCTAGTGCGATCAAGTTGCTGAGCTTGCTTCTAACGTTGTAATGATTACGGAGGGTGGCACCCACGCCTTCTAAGTACCCGTCCCAGTGACAGTATACTGCCCTAAAGGTCTCGCCGTACTGTACTGCAATTGCGCTACGTGTTGCCATTATGGTCGCTCCTTAATGTGTAAGTGTGTATTATAGCATCAAGCTAGCTGCTTGTCAACCACTAATTTGCTTAACCCTTCAATTAGTGTGGGTACTCGCTTCTTGGCTTCTTCGACAGTTTCCCAGATCATATCTTCTGCTGTACCATCGCGAAGCACCTCGGTGGCATCCTCGTACAAGAAGCCCCCTACATAGTTGACCGCTAGCTCAAGGTCCTCATGCATGACTCTGACTCTGAGCATAAACCAATCCAAGTCGCCCCGATCAATCTTACGGCACATGTCTTCGATATCATAGTAGGGTTTGCCCGTGTCTGGATCTATGCTGGTATCAAACGAGTCCCGAGGGTGTAAGTCTTCCCAAGTCTTGTCTACAATCACGTTGAACCCATCACGGTCCAACTCTGCGAGCATAGTATAGTCTCTCATTCTGCGTACTCCGAGAACGTTACTGTGGGATCCAACTCTAGAAGCTCACGTGCGGCATTTGTTAACATAGTGTAACGAGCCCGGACCTGTGCTCTGGGTAGTTCACCATCACATGTAAGGTTCTCTGGGCTAAGGTCACTGTCGATGTTTTCAGCAATGCGCTGACGGTCCTGGGGGTTGGTTAGATCCAGCGCAGGGGCACCAAATATAGTATCCCAACGATTCTTTTGATCTACGTACTGCTTGAGATGCTTCATAGTTCGCTCCTATGTTTGTTAGTGTAAGTGTGTATTATAGCATCAATCGTTGCTGTTGTCAACCGGAGCAAACATCGCACGGCCCGCTTTCATGAACATAGTATACGCTACTCTGTCCTCTTTGTCCAAATCGTCCCAACAGGCTTCCATGTCTTTGAGCCCTGCCAAGACATCGCCCCCAGTGTGAATCTCTGCGTACTCAGTGACGAACTTGCATGCATCCGATAGTTCCATGTACAAGGGTGTTCCCATTATGCGCCTCTCTTGTCTGTGTTTAATGCTGGGTTATATAAACGAATCAGCTCACGTTCACGCTTGTGTGCCAGTGTCTTGCCACGTACGATCTCGTGAGCGCGAATGTCGATCTCGCTTTTGTCTGCGAGCGAACGTAGATATTGGCATAGCAACCAATCTTTGGCTTCTGTCTTGGCACGGTAGTAGTGCTTGGCAGCTCTGCTCTGTAGACTCTTTAGTGCTGTTGATTCTGTTTTAGCTGTTACGCCAATATACGAGCCCATGGGTGTCACGATCTCGTATATGATATGATTACGGTCTGTACGTTTTGTTCTGTTCATGTTCGCTCCTAATTTCTTAGTATGTGTATATTATAACACCGAACATCCAATCTGTCAACCGAAATCTACTGTTTCGTTTTGTGGCTTTTTGGCAACACTCGTGGCCCCGCCTTGGCACTTCCACTGTCTGAAACCCTGATGTCCTTAGGGTC